CCGCCGCACAGTGGCCAATGAGGTTGGAGCCTACTGTCAACCGGCCTCCGCGTTCAGCGCTCGCATGTCTGCTTCCGCGGGATGCGGACATGGTCCGTCCGTTGAATGGGGGGAGGCCGACTGCGACCGAGTGGTTCGCTGTCCCTGCCGTAGTCGGCCTCTGTCCAAGGAGGACAGGTCAGACCGTATCAAGGGATTACGCCGAAGCGTTGGGCGAATAACGAACGATTCGGGGCGATGTTGGCGCCGAGGAAGGCAGTCATCAGCGTTCGCTGCCGGGCAGCCTTCAGGGACACCGAAAAACACACGGGTGGGCCTGCAGGGTGCCGTATTAGGCAATCCTCAACCCGAATCATCGACATCGAGGACAGTGGCGGCCCGCCCTTGTTTTGCGTTCGGTGCCGCAACTGACGACGCGTCAAAACCGCGGTCCCGGCCGGACCCAACCCGGTCGGGACTTGCGATCACTTGCGGGGGCTTGCCGTGAGAAGCACCACTTTGTATCCGCGCGGCTTCGCGGCCGCCTGGGCACCAATTGTGGCCGTCTGGACACCGATTCTGATTTATGTTGCCTGGAAGACTTGGTGAATTGCTAAAGCGATCCGAGCGGTGAGCTTGCCGTGAGTGAGCACAAATTCAAGATTGGTCAGTGGGCCTCTTACGCCCCGCCAGGCGAAAGAAGGATCGTTTACACAATCGTGCAGAAGTTTCCCTCAGAGAGCGGCGAATGTAGGTACCGAATTAAGGCCGCAGACGAGCCCCACGAACGCGTCGTGAGCGCGGTCGAGCTCAGAGACGCTGCTCGCCAAGGAAAACGAATCCTGAAGCTTCGTAGGCGCAGGGCGGGGCATCGCAGAACTACCCGAGGCTCAAATTTACTACCGTTCCCCGATGGGAGCCGTTCTGCCATCGCTGAGTCGAGCCGCGATCAAAAATCCGGCCAGCCGCTTGGGCGATCGAGGCGCTTCGGAAATATCTCGCAACCACCAAATAATACCCCTCGCTGTTTTTGGAGGTCTAGCGCGTGGGCGCATTAGCAGCGCCTGTCGGCGGTCGTATTTTACCCCCGGGGTGGCCTCGGCCGGGCGATCGCGTCGGAGGGCCCAGCCGGGCGGTCGAGCTCGTGTCGTCCGGAGGCCGAGGGCCCGTCCAGCGGACCCGTTCGGGCACAGGTGCTTACCGCACGATGACCGCCAACGCATGACGACACGTAAGTTGCTGTTTTGACTCGTTCCTCTGCCGCTGTGACCGTAACTGGCTCTTACGTGCTGGCGTAGTGCGATCGGGGCGGTAGCCTCTAGCTTACCTCTGCTGTGCCACATTACGGGATCACAACAAGCCCAACGTGGAGGGCACAATGGACATCATCGGCCTCTTGACACGTGCGCGCCGCGCGCTGCTCGTGATAGCGAGGAACTTCCGAGACTCAAGGCGCGCGTATGCAACACTCAGCGACGGCCAAAGTTCCCATTTTTCCCCCCGGGGGCCTTGTTGAGCGACCCGCGAGGGAGGGTCCCCGGCCTGCTGGGCGGCTCACGTTGGAGGCCCTCGGCGGCACCATTTCGGGCACGTGTGATTACCGGGGGATGACCACGACCCCCCGGTGAGACACAAACGGCTGTTAATGCGAGCTCTTCTGGCACTGAGACTGTGATCCGTTATTACGTGCTGCATTGGTGCAGGTACGAGCACGGTAGCTGAGCCCTGTAGGCGGGCACGGCTGCAAGGAAATCCTCAACGGGTCTGGCGTGCCGGTGTGGCACCAGCCACGTGACCCGTCGCTGAATTCCCGGTGAACGGTGCCGGGCACCGAGGTGTATGTCTGTATGCACTGTATGTAGGGGTACTTCGTCATTTGATCCTATTCTTCATTCTTCTTCTACTCTCTCTTTCATACAGACATACATATTATATTATCTATATGAATTTACTTACAAAATCCGTATGCAAATGCTCAACATACAAGTTGCATACGCGACATACGCCAACGCCACCCCAATCACTGCTCGGCGGGGTAATACTCCTGACCGTTCCATTTGATCTCACCAGCCTCCACCAGCTGCTTGAGGATATCTCCGAGGTCCCTGGAGCTGAGCCGGCTGCGTATCCACTGCTGAATGTCCCTCGGCCTCATCGGTCCGCGCCGGCGGATCAGGCCGGCAAGCTTCGCTGCCATTTCGCTCCGCTCGTTCTCGGCGATGTGGTCCTGCGCCATCGTCGCGAGGCCGTTGGTGGCCAGCCAGGCGACGCCGGTGCCCCACTCCATGTCGTCGAGGTCGACCTTGGCGCCACGTCCCCAACGGCCCGCCGCGCGGATGGTGGCGAGGCGGATGCTGGTCTCGACGCAACGAGCGGTGTAGGGCGCGCTGCTGGGATGCTCGTCGATGTGGTCCTCCACCATGCGAGCAAAATCCGCATAGCAGGCGCGGGCACCGGTGCCGGCCCAAGGTAAGACCTCTGGCAGGTAGGCCACCTCAGGATTGGCTATCTGCAGCAGGCTCTCAGGTCCCGACCACAGGTATAGCAGGTTCAAGTCGTGGGCCAGCGACGCCGGCACCATCATAGGGTCCGACGCGGGATCGATGTCGCTGATGCGAACGGTGCTAGGAAGGGCGAGGAAGCGGTTGAGCAGCCCGTTGTCGATGCTCTCGCCCTGCAGTGCGGCGACGAATTCGTCCGGCGTGGACAGGCCCAGGATCGACACCGCGGGACAGCGCACCATGCGGATCGTGTCCCGCGTCGCCCAGACGGGCGCCGTCAAGGTCTTGAACGAGATCCCCCACAGCGCCCGCAAGACCTCTCCGGTCTGGCGATCGAAGCTGCTCGCCTTGCGGTTAGTGATCGCCCGAAGGACCCCGCCGATCTCGTCCTGGACCGCCAGCATCACCGGCATGGTTTCGAGGCTTCGAAACACCGCGCTACCGGAATGAAACCGTGACGGTCCGATGTGGCTATCGGCCTTAGCGGCGTGCATCAGTTGCAGGGCCGCGTCGAGGATATGCTGCTTGCCGGCACCCGAGCGGGCGATCGACACTGCGTACAAATGCGTTGCCGAGTTGGTGGGACCCGCGACCCGGCGGCCGATCAGGGTACCGACAACGGTAACGGCGGCGCCCAGGGCGAGCACCCGGTTCGGGCGCCGCGACGTAGCGGTGATCCAATCGATGATTTCCCCGACGAGCCCGGGCGGGTTGGTGAAGGGCGCGAGCTCGTCCTCAGGCATCGGCGGTGCCGCCTTCGGCTGGGCCGGCTCCGGCCGCGGTTGCGGGCCCGGCTGCACAGTCGACTGATCCTCAGGCACCAGCTGCGCCGGCTCTTGAGGCGGCACCAAGCCAGACACGTCGATGTCGATACCGAACCCGATCCTCTCGGCCAGAAACTTGAATGCGGTGTCACAATCGCACCCGCACGCCGCCACTACGAGGTCGATCGGCGTGTAACCCTGGTCGGCGCCGAAGTCCCGTATGCCGGCCGGCACGATCTTGAGGTTGAGGTGCCGCTTCTCGGGTCGCCGGCCGGTCGTCGACGGCCGCCACAACGGCACCGCCTCGTAGCCACCACGTGCCGGCTTGCAGCGGTAGAGGTTCAGCGCCGGCACCCAGGCGGCGAGGTTTCCGAGCGCCTGCTGGTTGAGCGCACGATACGGACTGTCGGTATCGCCGTTGACGGCGTGCGGCGCCGGCTCGGGACGATAACCGAGCGGCGTCAGCACCCCGGTGATGCGCTCGGCAATGTGGGTCGGCAGCAGCGGCAGCTCGGAGGGCGCCCAGTCTTCCAGCGTCTCGAGAGTGATCCAGCGGTAGGGCCGGTTTGTGTCGGGATGGATCGTCGGCGGCAGCACGGTCTGGCGGCCCGGGCCGATCAGGTCGACGATGCGCATCGTGCCGATCGACCAGCTCTGCGACTTCTCGATACCGGGACCGTAGTAGAACAGGGTCTCACCCTTCTGGCCCGCCTTGCGCACCGGTGAGGACGGCAAGATCGCAATCACCGCATTCCAGTAGACGGGATCGTCGGTGTCGATGTCGACCGCGACCAGGCCATTGAACCCGCCGAGCACGCCGAGCCCGGTGTCGCCGGCTGCCCACTTCGTGAGTTCGGTGGCCGACGGAGTGCCGTTGTTGAAGCGTCGCTGCCAGTTCGCGAGTCCAATCCACTGGCCGGCGAACAGGATGCCGGGCCGCTTGGTGCCGGGCATGATAGGCACCGCGCCGTAACCGCGCTCGATCAGCCGCTCGCTCAGGTTCGCATAAACGCCCATGATGTTTCCCTCAGAAGGGCGGTTCGTTATCAAGAACCTTTCGGCGTAGAACCTGCTCGAATGTGACGAACAGGCGACGGAGGAATTCGCGCCACTCCACCTCGCTCAGCTTCGCGAGGTCGGTAGTACCGAGTTGTTCGAGATATTCGGCCGCAGCGGTGCCGGCCTCGAACGCGGCGCCCAGTTCCAGCGCGTCGAGGATCACATCGGGCATCGAGTAGACCTTTCGTGCCGCGCGATGGCAGCCATCGTCGTCGCACAGCCACGCGATCGGACTGCGGTGATGGGGTGCAAAGCCGAGCCATATGGCGCGCCGGCGGCACACCGCGCAGACCGTCGGCTCCTTGGTGGCGAAGCGGGCGATGATGCTGGTCATCTAGTAGACGACCTCATCGTTGAACGGCTCGCGCCGCATGGTTTCGAAAGCGGCTTCGCGCGACCCCGAAACCCAGGTATTGAAATTGCGATCGACATCGACCACCGCGCCGTCGTCACGGCGCAGCCGGCGATCGGCGACGTTCCACCACTGGCCATTGCGATAGATGGTGATCTCGAACGGGCGGTTGATCTCGTCCGAGCGGTCGAGCGCCTCGGCAACGGTTGTCGGCACCGGCGCCTCGCCGCCCATCGCGTACCACCACGTCTCGGCCATTGCGCGGGCGTAGCCCTGGCGCTCGATCGAGATGTACTCGGAATAGATCGACAGCCCGCACAGGTAGGTGACGCACAGGCTCGGCGGCGCCGAAGGGTCGTTCCGTTTGTAGTGGATGCGGAAAGTGATCCCGGTCACCTCGATCCAGCTCTGATCCGTCGAGAGTACCGGCACCGCGTCGGTGACGGTCGCGTGCTTCGGCTTCGGTTCGGGGCGCGGCCACTCGTAGCCGCAGCTCGGGCAGATGTAGGTGTTGATCGCGACGAGCTCGTCGCACTCCGGGCATGCCTTGACGGACGCTTCGCCCGGAACCCCGGACTTGCACTGGGGGTCGACGCAGTCAACCGGCCCGTGCCGCCAGACGTTGCGGGCGAAGTCGAGCACCAGGCAATTGGTCTTGCCTTCCGCCTTGCGGGTGCCGCGGCCGACCATCTGGACGTACAAGCCGGTCGACAGCGTCGGCCGCAGCATCGCCAGCATGTCGACCTGGGGCACGTTAAAGCCGGTCGTCAGCACATTGACGTTGACGAGGCAGGTGATCTCGCCGGCCTTGTAGGCGGCGATGATCTCCTCGCGCTCGTGGGTCGGCGTCTCGCCGAGCACCGCTTCGGCGGTGACGCCATACTCACGCAGCACATCGCGAACATGCAGGGCGTGATCGACACCCGTGCAGAAGATCAGCCAGCACCGGCGGCCGACGCCGTTCTTGACGATCTCGGCGCAGGCGCCGCGGACGACCGCTTCGACGTTGGATACGGCCTGCAGTTCGCTCTCGATAAACTCGCCGCCGCGCCGACCGACGCCGGTGACGTCGATCTGGGTGCGGGTGGCCTTGGATGAGAGCGGCGACAACCAGCGGTCGCGAATTCCCTCGCCGATCCCGTACGAGAAGACGACGTCGTCGAAGATCTTGCCGTCGCCCTCGTCGAGCCGGCCGGAATCGAGCCGGAACGGCGTCGCGGTGAAGCCGGCGATCCGCATGTCGGGGTCGAGCATGCGCAGATCGTCCAGCAGGTGCCGGTACATGCCGTCGCCGGAGTGCGGCACCAAGTGTGCCTCGTCGATGAGGACGAGGTCGCGCTTGCCAACCTCCGCGCCGCGGAACACGCTCTGGATCGAAGCGAACAGTATGGGGTGATCGAGGTCGCGCTTGTTGAGTGCGGCGCAGTTAATGCCAAGCGGCGCGTCAGGCCACAGCGCGAGGACATGGTCGACGTTCTGCTTCACCAACTCCTGCACGTGGGTGAGCGCGAGGATGCGCA